TAGACCTCGCCGCATGCTGGGCACCGGAAGAAGGTAAATTCGATATCGCCCTCCAGATAGGTCTCCGGCGTGATGGAGTCTGACACGGCAGAGCACTTGTCGCATTTAATCTGCATGGTTTCCTCCCCGTTTCAAGAAATGTGAATCGGACTACATGAAGTTTTTGCGGCAATCCGCACTTTTTTCACTTAGAACTTGTCGAAGTCCGACTGCGAGGCCTGCTCCTTCCATTCCATGGAGTCTCGGCTCTTCTCGTTGAACATATCGTTGACGCTGCCGATGGTCAGAAGATCTAAATCGGCAATGTTCAGACCCAGCTCCACACAGCGGAGCATAAACAGAGCGGTTGTCATCGGCCGCTCTGTCTTTCTCAGTTTTTTCTTGCGGGCACCGTGGTTTTGATGTTCATGCCCCACAGGTCGATCAGCTCCGGCAGGATCTGATAGATACTGAAGGTGTTGAACTGATCCAGCCATTCATCCGGGCTGTCATACTTCTGATCCGGATGCGCAGCCGACCACATGACGAAGGCCAGATCCTCGAACATCTCCAGGGAGAAGCCGTCGAGGGTGGAGGCTTCTTCGTCCTGATCCTTGATGGCGTCGTTCAGGACCATCAGGTCCTTGTACACGTCGCGCCCGAACTTGTTTCTATAGATACGTGGAATAGCTGCGGAAGCCTTGAATTCCACCGGATTGCCGTCGATCTCAATTTTCTTAGTCACTGCCATGGTGTTTATCTCCCTTCATAATTCATGTAGATTGGGCGGGGAGTATTTCATCCCCGCCGCTTTTCATCAGCCGTTGGGCTCGGTATTATCGTCACCAGAGGTGTTGTCGCCGCCTTCCTCCTCTTCCGGCGTAACAGGAGGCATATACACCTCATCGTACCAGCTGTCATACACGGCCTTGCTGGTGTTGGAGCTGGTCTTGGCCTTCACATAGCCGTTGGCCAGTGCGGAAGCGATCAGGGACAGTTCCTCGGTCTGGACTTCCTTCTCATCTTCCTTGGTCTCGCCTTCCATCGAAGGACGGGACGCACTGCAGCAATACAGCACATGGCGGATGGCCTTCGCGTCGCCCGTGAACTCGAACAGCAGGGCAAAACGCTCGAAGGTGTTGTTGGCATTCTCTGCCAGCACACCGTTGGCGTCCTCTTCCTCATGCAGGATATCCTTGAGGAACTCCTCGGGAATCAGGGCCAGCTCCAGGTCACCTTCGTAACCGGCATTGTTGTTGATCACGAAGTACACAATGTCGTCGGCGTAGAAATTCTCATTCTCGCCTTCAGGGTCCATCGACAGGGAGACCGCGCCGGGCAGCCGCACCGGCTTGGCATAAGTCACATTGCCATCTTCATCGAAGGTGGCCTTGGCGTAGTGGGCATTCTTCAGGCCGAACCGGACCTTGTTTTTCTTCTTGCTCATAGGTTACTCCTCACTTTCCGGCTCCTCGGAGCCATCTTCGTCCTCGTACTGCAGGTCGAGCGTGACCTCATAGAGGACCTCGTACATCTTCTCTTCCTCGATCCACACCTCGGATTTATGGAAGAACATCTCATGCTCCGTAAGGAGCCGTTCCACCCGCTGCTCCAGGGGCGGATCCTTTGCATCGGTGTACAGCTCAATGTCCAGCTCATGCAGTTGGTAGTACACCGTGTTATCCGCTCCCATCGGGATGTTTTTCGGATACAGGAAACAGATAAAAGGCGGGTCCGGAGACTCGCCCTCTGCAAAATGGTCATAGGCGATGGGGAGTGAAAGCTCCTCCAGCACCTCAAATACATCATTGTGCGTCATCGCGTTCACCCCTTCATTGCCTGCTCCACCAGGCCCTCGAACAGCTCGATCCCCATTTCCTCAGCAGGCGCAATATGCGGAATCGCCCGGACACGGCCACCGCCTCGCTTGGCGTGACCCTTTTCCAGCAGATGCGTCAGCATATACCGGGAGGGTGAATACACCGTCTGCTCCAGGCTGGTGCTGCTCTCAGCCGTCGTCTTTACTTTCCAGCTTTTTGCATACCGGCCTGTCCGCACCGGCGCGGAGCCATTGATCTGGTCTTTCACAGCCTTGGCGGATTTCTTCACCGCCTTTTTCACATCTTCCGTGGCAAGGTCGGCGTATTCCTTCAGGCCTTCATTAATGGCATCAGCCAGGCCATCGATCGGTATGGTCTTTCCCATCACGCGCCTCCCTTCTTCTGCAGCTTGCAGACGATCCGGATGGTTTTCTTCTGGTAGTTCATGAAATCCACCGTCTGGATGTCGTAACTGTCTCCATGAAAAGCGACCCGGTAGTGTGTGCTGTCCAGATCTTTCAGCTCCCCGCAGTACCGGACTTCAAAGTTGATGGTCCGCTCCTCCGTCGTGGTAGCCGCCTCATTCTCTTTGTCGTACTGATAGGTGCTGGCGTAGGTGAAGCAGGAATAGAAATCTGTCCAGGTGTTTTTGTGATTGCCGTATTTATCGGTTACCACTTCATTCTTCTGGATTACGATCCGCTCGTTGAACCTTGCAATCTTCCGCTCCATCAGAACACCCCCTCCCGCACAGAGGACAGAAGGTTCCGGAGCGTCATCACCAGGTCATGATGATCGGCTTCTTCCCGGTGCTCATACAGATATCCGAGAGCATAAAGCACAGCGGAAATCAGTAGGGCTTTGAGCTGAGCGGTCTCTGCCTGATTGAGATCTGTGCCGCGTATGGTCACGGTCTCATCGGTACACACCGCATTCCACTCCGCAGCGTTCATTCGTGCCACATCCGTGGTGATTTTCTTCGCAGAGGACAGGAGGCTTCCGATCAGGTCATCATCCATGCCGCTGTCCACCCGCAGATACGATTTGGCTTCAGCCAGGGTAATCAGACTCATATCCAAAGCCTCCTCTCAAAGAGTCAGGGAGCCGAGGAACTTCCCCAGCTCCCTCTTTACGATCAGCCGTTCGCGCCGTCGTCCGGATCGGTAGTCGGAGTGGTGTTAGTGGCCTTGGTACCGGCCATCTTCAGCACCTTCACGGATTCGGGCAGGATCAGACGGCCATCCACACGCTGGGTGGTCAGGAAGCCGACCTGGTCGGTACGGGCATACAGCTCGTTCAGGCGACGGAAGGTGCGGTTCTGACGGTCAGCCACCCAGTAGTTCTTGAGGTCGCCGAACAGCAGGACCTTTTCACCCTTGGCGATGCCGGGCATGAAGGAGCTGGTGCGGATCGGACGACCCAGGATGGTGTCGGGCTTGGCCACATCCAGAGAAGGCTTCCAGATGTAGTTGTCGTTCTTGTCCTTCAGCTTCATCAGTTGCAGGAGCAGGGTCTCGTTGCAGACGAACTGAGCGCTGCGGCGATACGGGGACTTCAGGCTGTAGTAGAGATCGAAGATCTCATCGAAGGTCACGAGGTCCTCGCCCTGAGCCGTCACGCCCAGTTCCGCGCCGCCGACATCCGCCAGGATGCCCAGAGGCTTCTTATCGCCGTCGCCGGTGAAGAAGGCACGCTCCTCGGCGTTGCCCATGCAAACACCGAAGCGGGCCGCGATGTAGGAAGCCAGGTCAAACGCAGAATCATGAAGCAGCTCATTGCTGATCTTGATCATGGTGCCCAGCTTGTATGCGGACAGCGTGGTCTGACCGAACTTGGTGTTGGTCTCCGGGATCTCCTCGCCCTCGTCGATCCACTGCGCCTCCATGGTGTCGTTGGCGATGGGAATCTTGCGGGTGCCGCTGTTGGTGCGGATGACCGTCGCCAGCTGACGGAAGATGTTATTCTCCTCCAGGGCCTGAACGAGCTTGCGCTCGAACTCGTCGGGAACGGTATAGCCGCCCTCGGTGTCCTCGCCCACAGACAGGGCATTGCGAACCGCGAACTGATCGCCCTGGTTGCGGATCATGTTCCAGAAGGCACCGGCGTATTCGTCAGTCGCGGTGGGAGCCACATTCTCTGCCTTACGGCTCATGGGCTTGTTGGTGACGGGATGCGTGGTGGGCTGGGAAAGCTGGGCATCAAAAGCCGCCTGCTCCTCCAGACGCTGAATCTCCGCTCCGAGTGCCTGCACATCCGCAGCCATCTTGTTGTACTGCTCGACGGCGGAAGCCTCCACGAGACCGTTGTCGCCGCGATGTTCCTCCAGGAAATTCTTGGTCTGCTCCCAGAGGGTATTGCGCTTATTGCGCAGTTCCATAATCTTATTCATGAGATACCTCTTTCTCCGGAGAATTCGCTCCGGTCGTCATTGTGTTTGGGGCATAAAGAAAGCTGGGGCAGCATCATTTCAGCCACTCCAGCTTGTCTTTCAGGATTTCATACGGCATCGCGCCGTCCTCGGTTTTGCCGTCCAGGCCGATCACCGGCGCTTTGGGCTTCTCCTCTTCGGAGGAATCAGTCACCCCTGCCTCGGCAGGTTCCGGTGCCGAAGCTCCGGCTTCCGGTTCAGGTTCTTCGCCTTGAGGCTTACATTCCGCGCCGAGTCGGTTGAGAATGGTTTCGCCCATGAGCCGGGAAGAGAACTGCCACATGGCGTTCCCCAGTTGGAAGGGCTTCTTCTTCTCTTCCTCGCCGCCTTCTTTGCCTTCATCTCCGCCTTCCTCCTTATCAGGATTTTCCTCTTCGGGTTCTTCCGGCTCTTCCTCCGGTTTCGGCTTATTCTCAAAGAGAATCTCATCGGCAAAGCCAAGCTCCACCGCCTTCTTGGCATTGAGCCAGGTCTCATCGCTCATGAGCTTACTGATTCGGTTCCGAGTCAGGCCGGTCTTGTAGGCGTAAGCATTGATGATGCTTTCCTTGACCTCGTTCAGGGTCGTGATCGCCTTCTCCATATCCTTGGCGTTGCCCATGGCAATGGTGGAAGGATCGTGGATCATGATCAGCGCCGTAGGGGACATCTGCACCAGGTTTCCGGCCATGGCCACCACGGAAGCGGCAGAAGCCGCAATGCTGGCGATCCGCACCGTCACGTTGCCGGGGTAATCCCGGAGCATGGTGTAGATCTCCGCCGCAGCAAATACGTTGCCGCCAGGGCTGTTGACCCACAGGGTGATATCACCCTCTTCCGCATACAGTTCATCACGGAACATCTGCGGCGTGATCTCATCGCCCCAGAAGGATTCCGAATCAATCGGTCCCTCCAGGCGGAGCACCCTGCCGCCGCTGTCATCGTGAATCCAGTTCCAAAACTTCATCACTTTCGGTTTCCTCCTCTTCTCTGCGCCTTACGCTGTGCATGGCGCTGGGCTGCGTTTTTGCTTTCATGCTGCTCCTCCTGTTCCTCGCCGGGCTCTTCCTCCGGTGTGTCTGTC